CGCCAAGAGTTGGAGAGGTTCAAGAAACTCTTGCATCAACTGCAAAGTTTAAAGAATTAACTGGATGGATGCCCAAAGTCCCACTAACAGAATGGTTAATAAAATGACAGAAATGAAAAAAGTTATAGTTAATGGGGAGTTTGAAATAACTTTACCAGAGCATCGTGCTGCACGTCCAGATTGGTATGAACCGCATGGATGGGAAAAGCCAAGGCTAAAGCATATGTCAGAGAACATTTCCTCTGGTGATGTTATGTATTATGTTGGTGCAGAAGAAGGAGAGTTTGCTGCATTGTGTCAGATGTGGGGTGCAGAAGTTGTTTTATTTGAACCAAACCCTAAAGTATGGTCACACTTTCCATTACTTTGGAGCGCAAACAATTTAGAGTTGCCATTGGTTTGTATTCCTGGATTTGCATCTGACAAGATAAATAATCTTTCAAGAATATATTATAATGAGTGGCCACCAGAAGTAAATGATGTAATTGAAGCAGCACATGGATTTAAAGAATTATATCTTGAAGGAGATACATATGGTCAGATCACAATAGATTCTTGTGTTTATGATCATAAAATTAAACCACCTACCGCCATTTCATTAGACGTAGAAGGCAGTGAATGGAGAGTACTGGGGGGAGCCGAGAAGGTTCTTAGAGAGTATAAGCCAAAGATTTGGTTATCTGGGCATCCAGAGTTTATGCTTCAACAATGGAATGAATCTTTATATAACCTTAGACAATGGATCAAGGGATTAGGATATACTGAAATGATTTTAGACTATCAGCATGAGGTGCATTTGTTCTATGAAGCAAATTAAAGCATATCTATATTCTATTGATCCACTTGATTCTGCTGATGGTAAATGGGATTACGGTCTATTAAAACAAACATTTGATAGAAATCATATTGAGCAGGTAACTGTAAAGGAAATACCAAATGAAGAACGTGCTTTTGTTGTTATTCCTGGTCAGGGAAATGCTGGAAAAGAAGATAGAATATCTGAACAGTTAAAAAATTTAGGTAGAGTAGTTTTATTTATTACTGGTGATGAAGGTGCTCATTTTAATGTAGATAAAATATCTCATCCTAATATTGAGATATGGGTTCAATACCCTCACCAAAAACATGAAAAATACAATAAGGTTTTTATAGGTGCTCCTCAGCATATTAAAGATAATCTTCCTAACTATCCTATTAAAGAATATGATGTTTATTTTGGTGGTCAAATAACTCACCAGCGCAGAAAAGAACTTGGAGAAGCCATGCCAGGCCTTCCAAACAGCCTCTACAAGCCCACTCCAGGCTTTGCACAAGGAGATACACCTAAAGACTACTATGCCACTATGTCAAAGGCTAAGATAGCCCCGTGTCCTGCAGGAGCGCAGGTTGTTGATACCTTTAGGTTCTTTGAATCAATAGAAATGTTATGCCTGCCAATAGGAGATCTGGTAGACTCAAGGGGTATCGAAAAAGACTTCTTTTCATATGTTGGAACAGAAGATGTCCCAATAACAAAAACAAACAATTGGCATAGCCTAAAAGACATTGTTCCTAATTTACTTAATGGCTATCCTAATAATATGCACAAGGTTGTATGCTGGTGGATTAAATATAAGAGAGATTTTTCTCTAAAGATTATGGAGCAGATAAATGAATAAAAACGATGTAACAATTATATTAGTAACATCTGTAATTCCAAGCCATCCAGATACAAGAATTCTTGATGAAACTATTAGAGAAGTCAGAATACATTTTCCAGAAAATGAAATCATACTGCAAATTGATGGTCTGCGTGAAGAAAGATTAAATAGAAAAGCAGATTACGATGAGTTTAAAAATCGTGTTCTTTGGAAGTGTTTGCATGAATGGAAAAATGTTCTGCCAATTATTTTTGATGAGCATAGCCACCAGACAACAATGATGAAAAAAACAATAAACTTAATTAAAACACCTTTGATGCTTTATGTTGAAGGAGATGCTCCTATTACTGGTGATAGACATATTGCCTGGGATGAATGCTTAGATATGCTGGAGTTTGGTAAAGCAAATACAATTAGGTTTCACTTTGAAGCATTAATTCCTAAAGATCATACCCACCTGATGCTTGAGAAAAGTGGTAACTTTTTACAAACAATTCAGTGGAGCCAAAGACCACACTTATCTCGTGTTGATTATTATCGTGAAGAAGTATTACGAGTTTCAGATGAAAAGACTTTTATTGAAGATAAGTTCCACGGAGTTGTTCAGGATGATGGATGGATTAAACATAAACTTTGGATATATCATCCAGAAGGAGACATCAAGCGTTCATATCACTTAGATGGTCGTGAGGGTACAAGAAAGTTTACATCTGATGATGAAGCATGGGGATTAACTGAATGAGACTAGGCATTATTGCAAGATCAGACAATACTGGGCTTGGTAATCAAACAAGAGAACTTGTAAATATGCTTAATCCAACAAAGATTATGTTGATTAATTCATCATCTTTTAATAGAAATAAGCAGCATCCAGAATGGTATGAGGGTTATGACTGCCAACATATTCGTGGTTTTCCAAGAGCATTTGAAATAGATATTTTCTTAAAAGGGTTAGATGTTGTATTAACTTGTGAAACATTTTATAACAAAGAGTTTATTGAGTTAGCAAGAAGAAAAAAGGTAAAGACAGTATTGCAATATAACTATGAGTTTTTGGAGTATTTAGCACAACCAACACTTGCTTTACCTGATGTAATGTTGGCACCAAGCCTTTGGAACTTTGAACATGTAGTAGAGTTATTTGGAAATAAAACAAATGTAACATATTTACCACCGCCAACAGAACATACATTGTTTAATGCTGTAAGAAAAAATAATAATTCTAAGCATCATAATAAAATATTGCATATTGGAGGTAAGGCTGCATCTGAAGATAGAAATGGAACAAAGTCTGTTGTTGAGATGTTAAAGTATTCACAAGAAGATTTTCAGGTTGTTGTTAAAACACAAACACAACTTGATTTAAAGTGTAACGATCCAAGATTAATAGTCGATACAAGTGATGCAGAAAATAGAGAAAGTATGTATGACGGCTTTGATGCAATGATCCTGCCTAGAAGGTATGCTGGTCTTTGCTTGCCAATGAATGAGGCTTTAATGAGTGGGCTACCAGTATTCATGACAGATATATCACCAAACAATAAAATACTGCCACAAGAGTGGTTAGCACAATCTAATAAAATTGGTACTTTAAGAACAAGAACAATGCTTGATGTTTATTCTGCTGATCCAAGAAATCTTGCACGTATTATTGATGAATACATGAAACAAAAAAATACAACTAATGAAAAGCAAAAAGCATTTGATATTGGAATAAATAACTTTTCTGCTAAAAACTTAAAACAAAAGTATCTAGATATTTTAGAGAAATAAAAAAGCGGATCCGAAGATCCGCCCTTCTATGTAAGATAAACTTACTTCTTTGCAGCAGGCTTCTTTGCAGCCTTCTTAACAACCTTTGCATTCTTTAGTGCTGCTTCAATATCTGATTCAGCAGGCATACGTCCAAACGCCTTGTCATTAGGATTGGCTGCTCTCAAAACTACGGGCACTAAAGCACCGATTAGCGAGTAAGCCAATGTTTCTGGATCTGTCACACCAGATGCATACATTGCTGTTGCTGCACCAAGAACTGATCGTCCGTATGATGCGAGCATTTGTTTCATTTTGTCGTTCATTATTTTCCTCCTAGGATATAACTTTCATTAGTATTGCGTAGCCAGCCCATAGACCTACAATGCCTGCAACTCCTGCAAAAACAGGTGGTGCTGGAACTGGCAATTTGAATGCAGCAAATACAACGCCACATCCAAAACCTGTTAGTACTGATAGTACAATATCTTTCACTTTTCCCCCACTATATATTTTCTGTGATGTTGTTCACAAAAGTCTACGTATCTTGTTTCTGTCATTGAAAGTATTTTTGCTTCATTAATACAATCTTCTACCTCACATACAGCATAATCATATCTGATGCTATCTTCAAATTTTTTTAATTTTGGAATAATCATTCTTTCATTCCATAATCTTTGCTTGGATTTTCAGGATGATCTAATGGTGTTGGAGCAGTACACATTGT